GGTCTGCATAAGAAACGAGCAGGACCGAAACGAATCTAACGCCCTCCGTTGGAATTGGGACGCAAGCCTTGACGAAAAAGGCACTTTAAAGTTCGAATCCAATTCCTGGTCGGGCTTGAGTGCCACAACACTCGAACAAGCGCGTTCGCTTAAGGAAACCGCAAACGCCCTCGAAATCCTGATTGGCCTTGACTGGGCAAAAATGCTGAGCGTCGAGCTTCCTGAGTGGGAAGACTACGTAACGGAAAAATCAAGTATCGGCACACGCCCAAACTTTGAAGCGGACATCCGGGCAGCCGAGGTTGCCGAACTTATAGGCACGAACACCCTAATCAAGGGCAAGCAAGCCAACGGGTATAAAACATGGTTCTTAATCATAAGCGAATCGGCAAAGCAATTCAAAGTTGCCACGATAAGCGACATCGACACAAAAGCAGAGAGGCTTGCAGAGCGCGGAAAAACACTCGCCGAGGTAGTTGAGCAAGCAAAAAACTGGTCAACTGGGATTACAAAGGAAAAATTCATAAACAATATCGGAAAGACGCTGGAAACCATGAGTTTCTAGCGTCAAACACTGCGAAGCCAAAGGAGGGCAGAAAGATGTGGAAAACCATAGAACTGGACGGGTTCAAAATTGAAATGAAAGTGTACGAAACAGGCTCGGAATACGGCATTGACCAAGGCAAGATTTCAAAGCTGAACATCCGCAAGATTGGCAAAACAAAAGACTTGGCAAACTACGACAGGGGCTGGGATACGGTCCCGACGAAAGCTAAAGTTGCAAAGGTTTATAGAAAAGTCTTGAAAATGTACAACTAACGGCAAACATTAAGCGGAACCACTTAATCACATTACTAGGCTAAACAAACTTGATAATAACCGGGACAAGCCTTTCGGGGCTGTGTCTCGTTATAAATAAATCTTTTTGCAAACAAGAAAATAAATTTTCTAAACCCCTTGACACGTAATATGTTACGTAGTACAATAGGCAGTGTAAGGAGGGCGGCGATGAAAAGCTACTCATCAAGGGAAGTGCTGGACAGGTTAAGCGAGGACGGTTGGTACTACGTAGGGCACGAAGGAAGCCACAGGCACTACAAACATCCGACAAAGCCGGGCAAAGCAACAGTGCCACACCCAAAGAAACACATACCGTTTCGCACCCTCAAAAGCATTGAAAGGCAAACGGGCTTAAAGTTTTAAGCCTGCTTCCCTTGCCCTCAGTATTTCGAGGAGGTCGAGAAGATGAATGACACTTATTTGTACGTTGCGGTGCTATCGTATGATGACGACGGTATTTCCGTGGAGTTCCCTGATATTCCGGGATGCCTCTCTTGCGCGGACACAACGGAAGAGGCTGCAAGAAACGCAAGGGAAGCTTTAGGGTTGCATTTGTGGAGCATGGAAAAAGACAACGATGAAATACCTGCCCCAACTGAAGTATCAAAAATAAAGTTGGAGGAGAAACAAGTACCCCTCATGGTGGAGGTGTTCATGCCGCCAATAAGGGAAAGGCAAAGCAACCGCTTCACAAAAAAAACGCTTTCCATACCTTCATGGCTTAACGCTGAAGCAGAGAGAGCGGGGGTTAATTTTTCACAGCTTTTGCAGGCATCCTTAAAGGAGCATTTGCAATTAGAACGCTGATGATTAAGCTGATGATTCACCAAGTACGCACCGAACGCCTGAAAAGGCGTTTTTTCTTTGGAAAAGTCAAGCAAAACAAAAGTAGGTGAGGTGATGCCAAGGCCACGAAGCCCGGACAGGGATAAAGCAAGAGAAATTTATTTAAACAGCAGCGGCAAAAAACCGCTCATTGAAATAGCCGCCGAACTTGGCTTGTCCGACACGCAAATTCGCAAATGGAAAAGTATAGACGCATGGGACAGCAGTGCATCGGCAAAAGGTAACGTTACCAAAAAAAGCGGCAACGCAAAAAGTAACGCTGCCAAACGAGGCAAAAAAAATTCTACAATTGATGACGGAAAAAAACTTGCTATGCAAAAGTCGTCTATAACAGGCGGCGGCACTGCCGACAAAAACCACACGCAAAACCCGAAGGCGCGTTATGGAAATCAAAACGCAATAGGCAATAAAGGCGGTGGTCCAAAAGGAAACAAGTACGCCGTTGTAACGCACGAGTTTGAAAAAATACTTTTTACGGATGAAATGTTAGATGAAACTGAAAAAGCATTACTGGATGCTCCTTATGACAAATTCGAGCAGCACTTAGTTTTGATGAAGTCGCTAAGGATACAGGAACACAGGGCCTTGAAAGATATCGAAGCCTTAAAGAAAACCCCTGGGGGCATGGTTGTTGACAGCGTTACTAAAAATAAGGGAACGCTTAATATTACCAATGCCTATAAAAACAGGTCCGGCGATGAAAGGCCCGGTGACAGCAGCACGGAAACTACCGACACCGCTACCCATGTTGCATCGCCTGTTCAAATCCGCATCATGCGTATAGAAGATGCTCTTATCCGTATAAGAGGCAGGATACAGAAAGCCATAGAGGTATGGCATAAGATGGAAATGGATGCAGAACGGCTCGGAATCGAACGGCAGCGGCTGGAGCTTTACCGCCAGAAGCTTGCCGGGCAGTTTGACCTTGACGGCTTGCTTGACGGTGACGACTTGGGGCTTGGCGCAGACGAGAGCGGGGCGAGCGAATATTAGTTTGCGAGCCCAGCCGGGCGGGGGCGCGGTTCCTTCCGGGCCCCGTGGCGGTTGTGGGTTGGCGAGGCCCCGGGGCTTTTCTAGTTGCCGGAATTTTTCACCCATTTCCCATTTTCCGAGGAGGTTTCCCATGCACGCACAAGGAAAAATTTACACCCGCAGGCTAATCGCCCAAGTTTTGGGCATTTCCGAGAGGCGGGTGAAGCAACTGACCGATGACGGCATTGTTTCTGAGTTTTCGGACGGACACTACAAGCTTTTGCCTGCGGTGCAGGGCTACATCGGCTACCTGCAGTCGCTTGTCTCCGATGGCGACGCCACGTCTGACTACAACATGGAAAAAGCCAAGCTCACAAAGGCAAAACGTGAAGATGCGGAACTTGATTTGCAGGTGAAGCGGAACGAACTCCACCGCTCGGCTGACGTGGAGTTTGTCATGACGAACATGCTCGTGGCGTTCAAGGCAAAACTGAACGTGCTGCCGTACAAGGTTTTGCCCGACCTCATGAACGTGCCTCCCGGAACGGAGACCATCGACCACTTTGTGGCGGTCCTCAAAACGGAGGTTGCCGAGACGCTTGAGGAGCTCGCCGCCTACGACCCCGAACTGTTCAACGCCGAGACCTACATCGCAAGCCAGGAGGAGCGGTTTGAGGCGGAAGATGCAGACGAAGCCCACGGGCTTGAAAGCGAGGCGGATACCGATGGCGAATCCTGAGAGCATCCGCAACACTCATACCACGCAAAAACCAAGGAACGTAGAACCGCATACAATCGCCCTCTTTAAAAAAGTCCTCCGCAGATTGCTTCCTGCCGAGGACATTTCCATTGCGGAGTGGGCTGACAAGTACAGGCGCTTGCCAAGCGAAAGCAGCGCAGAGCCGGGGCAGTGGAGGACCGCTCGCACTCCGTACTTAAAACGCCCGATGGAATGTGTATCGGATCCCAAAATCCGCAAAGTGGTATTGATGTTCGGCTCGCAGGTTGGCAAAAGCGAACTGCTGGTAAACGTGATGGGCTACTACGCGCACATAGACCCGTCGTCCATTTTGATTGTCCACCCCACAAAGGAAACCGGGCAGGACTTTTCCAAAGAGCGGATTGCGCCGACGATACGGGACACGCCCGTTTTGAGTGAACTTATCGGCGAGGCAAAAAGCCGCGACTCGAAAAATACCCTCATGAAGAAATTTTTTCCGGGCGGCTACATTGCAATAGTGGGAGCCAATTCACCCGTGGGGCTTGCGTCGCGCCCGGTCAGGATACTTCTGTGCGACGAGATAGACCGCTGGCCTGAAAGCGCAAAAAAGGAGGGCGACCCCCTTTCCATAGTCGAGAAGCGTACAAAGACCTATCCGTACACCCACAAAATGGTTTTCACGTCCACGCCGACAATAGACAGCATAAGCCGCATTCAGCACGAGTACAAGCTTGGCAGCATGGAAGAGTGGCAGCTTCCTTGCCCTGCCTGCGGAGCGTTCCAATCCTTGACTTGGAACGGCAACATCTCGTTTGCGCATATGTACGATTCCGACACGAAGCGTCTTGACGAAAGCCAAGAAGTGCTTGCCGTCTGCCATTCGTGCGGCGAGCTGTCAAACGAGATGGCATGGAAGAGCGGCAAAGGCAGGTGGCTTGCAGAAAACCCGGATAAAGAAATTAAGAGCTTCCACATGAACGCGCTTGCAAGCCCGTGGACATCATGGCTTGAAATCCTGAAAAGCTTCCTGTCCTCCAAAGACGACATTGAGATGCTGAAAGTGTGGATAAACACCGAAATGGGTGAGCCGTGGTTTGAGGCTGGCGACGCTTTGGACCACAAGGAACTCTACAACCGCAGGGAAAACTATGCCGCAGAAGTGCCAAACGGTGTGCTTGTGCTTACCGCTGCCGTTGACGTTCAAGACGACAGGTTTGAACTTGAGGTTGTTGGCTGGGGAGCAGGAAAGGCAAGTTGGGGCATCGAATACGCGGTCATACACGGAAACACGGCTTTGCCCGACACTTGGGACAAGCTCGACCAGCATCTTTTGAAGAGGTACGCTTGCGAGGATGGCGGCACCATGCCGATTGCCACCACGTTCATAGACAGCGGCGGACACAGGACAACGGAAGCTTACAAGTTTTGCAGGGCAAGGGAGCATCGCGGGGTTTGGGCCATCAAGGGCCGCGGCGGTTCCGGCATGAACATTATACACAATTTCAGCAAAACAAAGAAAGTCAAGAACCTGCTTGTCATTGTCGCCGTCGACACAGCCAAGTCCGTGCTGTATACGCGGCTTGGGCAGGGCGAACCCGACAAAGCCGGGTACTGCCGCTTCCCAATGGACAACCTTGATGACTGCCGGGGTTACGATGAAAAATACTTCGTGGGGCTTACATCCGAAGTCAGGATTACGCGTATGATAAACGGCAGGCCGAAAACGGAGTGGAAGTTAAAACCCGGTACGCGTAACGAGCCCCTTGATATTCGGGTATACAACATCGCCGCGCTTGAATTTCTGAACCCGAACTTTGAAGAACTCAAACGTAGGCGGACAACGGGCAAGCCTGTGGCAAAACGCAGGTACGGAACGGTCAGCAGGGGAGTTGAGGTTTGATGACAAAACAAGAGGAGCTTCAAAACGCCCGCGCAATGCTCCAAGGCTGGATGCTTGCTGAAACCAAACTCATGACTTCGCAGGACTACACTACCGGCTCGCAAAGAAACAGGCGCGCCGAGCTTTCGCAAGTGAGGGCGAGCGTGAAATACTGGAAATCGGAAGTCGACAGGCTGGAGGGCAAATCACGTGTCTTTGTCCGGCAAGTAATACCTAGAAGCATATAGGAGGGCGCGATGGCGAAAAGAAAAGCAGGCATCCTTGAGAGGATAATAACCAATGTTGCGCCAAGAATGGCACTTGAGCGCGAAAAAGCCCGGATAAAGTTGGATGCTATCAAAAATTCGGGATATTCCCACCATGGCGCAAATACACACAAAAAGGCTGTAAGGGACTGGGATACCGAGGGCGGCTCGCCAAACGAGGACATCAATGAGAACCTGCCTTTAATGCGCAGCCGCTCAATGGACTTGTACATCGGAGGCGGCAACCTTGCAACGGCGGCGATTAAGACGACAAGGACAAACTCTGTAGGTTCGGGGCTTATGTTGAAGCCGTCAATCGATGCCGAGTATCTCAGAATGCCGGAACATGAAGTTGAGGCATGGGGAAAAACCGTAGTGCGGGAGTTTGAGTATTTTGCGAACTCGATAAACTGCGACAGGTTCAGGTTAAACAACTTTTACGAATTGCAGCAGTTGGCGTTTATCAGCATGTTGCTGTCGGGAGATGTGTTCGTACTCATGCCGTACAGGAACAGGGACGGCTTTTTGTACGACCTGCGCATACAGNTAGTGGAAAGCCACAGAATCATNACGCCNCCCGACAAGGCAGGGCGGCCGAACATTAACCAAGGTGTTGAGACNAGGTCCGGGGAGATTGTCGCATACCACGTTTCGAACCATTTCCCCGGCTCCGCACACGACAACCAGACATTTAGGCGGATACCTGTTTTCGGTCCGGCAACGGGCAGGCGAAACGTGCTTCACTTGATGGAATCGGAGCGGCCGGACCAGACTAGGGGAGTGCCTTTCTTGGCTCCCGTTATTGAGAGCCTGCGCCAAATCGGGCGCTATGTGGAAGCAGAGCTCTCCGCTGCCGTTGTGGGAGGATTTTTCACCGCATTTATTTACACGGAGATACCGGAAAACGCTCCGGGTGAAAGCATTCCCGAAGATGAACAGCTTGACCCGCACAACAAGCACACATACGAAATGGGGCCTGGTTCGATTGTTTCGCTTGCCCCCGGAGAAAAAGTAAAATCGGAAAGCCCAGGCAGGCCGAACGTGGCTTTCGAGGGATTTGTAAGCTACATGGCAAAATATATCGGTGCCGCGCTCGAAATCCCGTATGAAACGCTGATAAAGTTTTTTAGCGCGTCCTACAGCGCAAGCCGCGGCGCGCTTCTCGAAGCATGGAAGATGTTCCGCATGAGAAGAAAATGGTTTGCAAACGATTTTTGCCAGCCGATTTACGAAGAGTGGCTTTCGGAAGCCGTCGCAAAAGGGCGCATCCATGCCCCCGGCTTTTTTGACGACCCCGTAATCAGGGCGGCGTACTGCAAGGCAGAATGGCACGGACCCTCGCCAGGGCAGATTGACCCAAGCCGTGAAGCAAGGGCAGCCGAGGCCCGTGTACAGTCAGGCTTCAGCACTAGGGAGCGTGAGGCTGCCGAAATAACCGGCACGGACTTCAACGTCAACCACCGCCAGCGAGTGAAAGAGGAAACAATGCGGCTGGAGCTCAAAAAACTGGAGTTGGAAATCATGAGAATGGAATACGAGATTGAAAGAGGAGGGCAGAGCGATGGAGGCTAAACAGTTTTGGCGTTTTGAAAACAGCGCAACGGGCGGCAGCGAAGCCACGCTGTATATCTACGGCGACATAATGCTGTACGACATGGAGTGGCTCAACTGGCCCGATGATGTTGTGCCACACAGGTTCAAAAACGAGCTTACCGCGCTCGGGGACGTGGGAACAATCCATGTCCGCATCAANTCAAANGGTGGCAGCGTTTTTGGCGCCTATGCAATCATGAATTTGCTCAAAAGCCACANNGCGCACGTCATCACATACAATGACGGCATTGCGGCNTCCGCAGCCACGCTNGTCGCTATGGCGGGAGACAAAATTGTCTCTTCGCTGGGNTCTGTGTGGATGATGCATCTGCCATCGACNACTGTTGCCGGCAACGTAAATGAGTTGAAAAAAGCCATTGAAATTCTCGAAGTCATAACCGAGAGCATGGCAGACATTTACTACTCCAAAACCGGTATTGAACGGAACAAGATTTTGCAAATGATGAAGTCCGACAAATGGCTTACGGGCAAAGACGCATTGGCGCTTGGGCTTGTTGACGAAGTTTCGGACTACAATGTCGAGGCGTATGTCAGCGAAGATAAAGCGACTGCTTTCTTTGGAGACTTAAAAATCGACATGGGCAAAATCCGCAACAAAGAAGCGTTTGTTGCCATGCTTCCAAGTAAAGTCCCGGCGCGTGAAAGCAAAGAAAATCATCCACCATCGGCACAAGCCGTTGAAAATAAAGAGGAGGTTAAAGTAATGACAAATGTAATGACATTGGCGGAGCTTAAGGCAAAGCACCCGGAAATTTACCAAGCAGCACTTGATGAAGGGAAAGCCCAAGCGCCGTCACAGGAAGCCCTCGATGCCGCCCGGAAAGAAGGCGCACAGGCGGAGCGTGAGCGCATCAAAGCAATAGACGAGGCTGCTTTACCCGGAACCGAGAACTTTGCTAACAAGGCCAAGTACGAAACGCTCATCACAGCCGAGAAGTATGCAATCGAAGTCCTCAAGGCGCAAAAGGAAAAAGGCATCAGTTACATGAATGCCGCCAAATCAGACGCCGCTGCCATTGAAGACGTCCCTGCTGCTGGCGCGCCGTTTGCAAGCGACGAAGAAGAAGAGACAGCATTGCTTGCACATCTGGCTGTAGAAGCCAAAAAATACGAATAGGAGGTCAGACATGACAATCGGAACGCACAACAAAGACGGACTTATAGCCGGCGATTATCCGCTCAAGGCGGAGCAGATGAGCATAAATGGTCCGGCCGAGTTCAAGCGGGGGGACGTACTCGCCCTGACAAATGACGGGCAGCCGGTCCTTGTAAACTCAGCGGCTGCCGGCGATGCAAGGTTAGCCGTTGGCATTGCCTGCGACGACGTTTCCGTTGCCGAAAACGCAACGGGAATATGTGCCATGTACATCAAAGGCGAGTTCAACAAACGCTTTTTGCGCTTTGGCGGCACTGACACGGCAGACAGGCACCACAGGCGCATGACGGAAATCGGGCTTCTTGTCCGGGAAACTAGAGTATAGAGGAGGCTTTTATGGCAACAATAGACCTTTACAAACCGCAGTTCATGATGAAAATGGTAAAACAGATTACACCGTTTTACACATTTTTAAAGGATACGTTTTTCAAGAGGGTTCAAACATTTAAAACTGAATCCGTGATGTTTGACGTTCAGAAAAACGGTCTCGCTATGGCTCCCTTCGTAAACCCTCGCGTCGGCGGGACGGTACTCGAAAGGGAAGGATTCAGAACAGACGAGTTCACGCCGCCGCTTGTCGGTCCAAAGCGTGTGCTTACCTCCGACGTTCTGGACGCAAGATTGCCCGGCGAGGCAGTATTCAGCGGCAACTCACCAAACACAAGAAGAGCAGAAATTCTACAAAACGACATGAGGGAACTTGACGAAGCGATTACCCGCCGCGAAGAGTGGATGGCTGCGCAAGCTCTTTTTCATGGTGAAATCATTGCTGTCGGCAAAGGCGTAAGAAGCCGCATTGATTTTCAGTTTGAGAACAATAAGCTTGCTGATGTGCCTTGGGCTGACCACAAGAACTCAGACCCATTAAGGGACCTACGGGATGCAAGGAGAATCGCTGCGCGCTCCGGTTACTCGCCAAACATCTTAATCGCTGACACAAAAACTATTGATGACCTCATTGACAACGACCGTGTTCAAAGATTTTTGGACAACAGCGGCATGAGAATCGGCATCATTGAGCCTCGCTTTTTGCGAAACGGCGGCCAGTATCACGGCTTCCTGCGTCAAGTCGGACTGGATGTTTATTCGTATGACGGCGAGTTCGTGGACAACGAAAACGAGAACCCTGACAGACCGGGGATTATGCCGGGCGAGCGCGGATTTATCCCCAAAGTGTATGACTTGATACCAAGCGGGAAGGTTTTTATCGGCTCCACAAACATTCCCACAAGGATGCTTTACGGCGGAGTGAACCACATCGTTAAAATCGGCGCAAAGGACGAGCCTCGTGTTCCGCACGCATGGTACAACGATGAGGGCACGGTACGAAATCTTGCCATGTACTCAAGACCATTGCCATGCCCACTTAACGTGTCGTCTTGGGTTATTTTGGACGTCAAAGGAAAGGGGTAAAACAATGACCTACATCATCCAAAAGCAATTTATCTTCAAGGAGAAAGTTTTTTACAAGGACAAAACGCTTACTTCTGCCGATTTAAGCGCGTCTGACATTGAGCGGCTTGTCTTTAGAGGATTCATTAAATCAACCGATGAGTCATCAGCCTTTTCACATGACGTAGTATCGGGGCTTGAAAACAAGGAAGCATATCTCTTGCCCGGTAAAGTCAACAAGCTGAACAAAGACGATCTTGTTGAGTACGCAACCCGCATAGGCGTCGGCGAGTTTGACCCAACCATGCCGAAAGGCGAACTGCAGGAGCTCGTGAACAGCTTCATAGCCTCCGCATCGAAAACCATTGACGATGAGGACGATGATGAAGACGACGATGAGGGCGATGCTTAGTTTCGGCAGCACAATGCCGAAACTGACATTCGCAAAGCCAGCGGCTTTTGCCAACTTCCAAGACAACCGCAAAACAGACCTTGACGAGGTCTTTTTTAGTGCCGACAATTTCGAGTTTGCCACTACCCACACCATAGTTTCGGCAGACAGGCGCTTCAAACATGAATGTCTTGTCGTTGTGGACAGCGAACGCTACTTTGAACGCATGATTCGAGACAAGGTGCAGGGCGTGAGCAAAAATGGCTTGGTTTTCTTCATCAAAACAAGCGAGTGGCTTGAGAAGTTTGAAACGCTGCCGGCAGTCGGGAGG